TTCACTGAAGATATGCAAAGCGAATACGATGTACATGATTATCGCACAGTCAATGGTACAAGTCTATATGTGGTGAAGAAGAAAGTGGTGAATGAGAACAGGATGTGCTATCTTGTAACCTTAAACTATAACCAGCATGTGATAGTTCGCTTTGATATACCCGTAGAACGTAGCAGTGTGCAATACTGCCCAATCACATTAGGATGTGATTATTCAGTACATTCGTTAGGTCATTGGGAGTATATGGAGCTGGAATCACATTTACCTGTGATAAACATACAGGCAGATGAAGACTACATCGGTAAATTTTGGTTAGCCATATCTAATACCCTGCAGCATGAAGCATGAAGAAAGCAAGATACAACAACGCTGCGTGGAATGGTTCCGCTATTCCTTCCCACGTGTGCTTATCGCTTCCTTCCCCAATGGTGTGTACATCGGTGGTACACCTGTGCAAAGAGCCAAACGCTGGAACCTATTGAAAGCTGAAGGTGCTATGCCCGGTATGCCCGATTTAATGATCTGCATGAGTAGTGGACCATACCATGCACTTTTCATTGAGATGAAAACCGAAAAGGGTAAATTATCCGACACACAAAAAATCGTTCACGCACAGCTTATAAATGCAGGTTACTGCGTAAAGGTGTGCAGGTCATTTGAAGAATTCACAATAACAATTAAAACATATTTAGAGAAATGAGCAATCAACTAGATTTATTTCATGGTATTACTGACACAAAGTTTCCGCAGTACCACATGGAGAATCCGCATATCTACGATGCGTTTAAAAATTACACATGGGAACTAATTAGAGCAGGTAGAAAGTACAGTGCATCAAAAGCTATTATTGAACGTATGCGATGGGATAGCTTGATACGTGGTAATGATGCCTATAAAATTAATAATAACTATGCACCATTGTATAGCCGTATGTTTGAGAATGAGCATCCAGCTTACAAAGATTTCTTTCGCAAGCGCAGAAGCAAATTTGACATAATAAGTTCAATAATCTAATTAAAGTAAAACAATGACAACTATCGGAGACAAAAACAAGACAAAAGAAAAGTATATGAATGCGCTGCTCTATGCATGCAATCAACGTGAATTTAGTTCTACTGATTTTAAACAAGCATTCAAAATCAATCATAATGTATTGACTGCTATGATTGAATTAGGCATAATTTATAAATTTAAGCCAGGTCAATATCGTTGGCAGTTATGGAGAGCCCCTTTAGCGACTGATGTGGAAGCGATACGTAAGAGAATTACTGCATACAATACTCTTAAAGAAAAACCATCTTTACAGCCAATCATCGAACCTATTAAAAAGTTTGAACAGACACAGCCAGCACCGCTACGTGAAGAACCTATCTGCGATAACAGCAATAGCAAAATCCTTTTGATAATGGCTGTTGGTGCAGCTATCGGATTCATGATTGCCACAATTATTTGGAAGTAGATATAGTTTGACTATATTTGCCATGCGTACCCTATGAAAACATTTTTAAATCCCATCACTACCGCATTGCCATAAGCTATTCAGCTGAGGGTACGCCTTTGTGTGTAGTGGTGGGTATTTACTTTTATGAAAGATCCAGCATTCCTTTTTTATTCATCGGATTTTTTAACTGGTACTATGCTCCTGAACATGGAGCAGAAAGGTAAATACATCACATTGCTTTGCCTGCAACATAACAAAGGCAAGCTAACCGAAAAAGATATGTTGAGCATATGTGGTTCATATGATGCTGATGTGTTTGCTAAATTCACCAAAGATGAAGAAGGTTATTTTTTTAATGAACGTTTAAGTATTGAGATTCAAAAGCGTAAGGCATATTCCGAAAGCCGAAGAAACAATAGAATTAAAAAAGATGTGTCGAACATATCTAAAACATATGTTTCACATATGGAAAATGAAAATGAAAATATAAATGAAAATATAAATAAAGATGAAATTGTAATTGAAGATGCAAATAAAAAAAAGACTACCCGGAAAAAGTTTGTGAAGCCTGATGAGAATGATGTGTACAACCTGATGGGCGAACTGAATGCGAAAGGTGGTAGCTTCCTTAGTGAAGATAAGTTGGTTACTTTCGCTCGCACTTTTATAGATCACTACGAAGCCAATGGCTGGATAGTAGGCAAGACACACATGAAAGACTGGCAAAGCACAGTCCGTAACTGGATGCGTAGAGAATGGGAAAAAATCAAAACCAATAAATCAAAAAATATAATTCAAAATGAAAGAGAAAAACGAGCTAGCGATCTCGAAGAATTCCGCAAGCAATACCGAAGTAGCGTTGCAGCAAATTTTAACATCGAAGACATCACCAGCACTGAGTGAGATTAGAAGGCATAAAGGTGAACAAGCTGCATTAAGTGTACTGATTGCAATGATGGATGAATGCCAGCAGTATTTTAACCTTCAGCAACCAATGACACCACAACAGTTGATGCTAACAGCTGAACTGATTATGGAAGAATACTACTACCTTCGAGTAGAAGAATTTAAAATTTGCTTCCGTATGGCGATGAAAGGTGAATTCGGACCAGTATACAACAGAATCGATGGGCAAGTATTCTTTGAATGGATAAGAAAGTTTTTTAGCAAACGTGATGCAGTAACTACACGCATGGTGAAGGATCAGCAAAGCAGCAATAATCTGTACGAAATGTTCCAACATCCGCAAGTGATGGAAGCAATGCAGCAGGCAGCAGATAAGTTGAGCATACGAGAGCAGGTTATTGATAACGTGAACAGACCAAAGCCAAATGAACTAGAGCAAATGCTATTGGATGAATATGATGCGCTGCAAAGTTGGGATAACGATATGCGCTTCCGGGTGTACAAAAACAAGCCGTATCAGTTCACAGAGTACAGGAAGGAACGCTACCGAGAATTGATAGAAAACCAAAACGAATACTAACATGAAAGAATACGATAAAGCAAAAGAGAATGAACTGCTGCGAAAATTATTTATCTTAGCAGCACGTAGAAGCATGCGCCCATCTATGCAAGAAAACCGAGATATGTGGGTTATCTTCCAACAGCTGGACATGCTAACTGAAAAAGATGAATACAAACTATGACCATTGGTGAATTGTGGGATAAGCTTGCGCAGTACCCTGATGAAACGGAAGTGTTTATTGGTTTCATCGAAGGACACAGCATCCAGCACATGGACTTTAAAATAGTTGAAACTGCCAGCTTTCAAGGAAACACCACAATATCACTGATGCACGAAGACATCGCAATAATTAATAATTAATACAATGAGTAACTACACAATGCAAGAAGGGCAGTTTACCCTTTTCAAGAACAACAAAACAACCAACAATGCACCTGAATACACAGGTGAAATCATGGTGAATGGTAAGAAGATGCGACTGGCTGCATGGGTTAAAGAAGGAAAGAATGGTAAGTTCTTTTCAGGCAAGATGAGTGAGCCACGTGAAGCGCAAACGCAAAACAGCAATAGCAATAATTCAAACGATCTACCCTTCTAATGAACCTGCCTATCCTACCCGAAGACAAAGCTAATCATGCCCTGTATGGTTTAGTGATTTATGCACTATCTGCATCTTTGTTCGCTCCACCATTTGCAATGTGCGCTGTGTTTGCCTGCGCAACTGCAAAAGAGATATACGATTCAGTGTGGAATGATAGACCATTCAGCAATGCAGACATGATAGCAACGCTTTGTGGTGGATTAGTGGGCATGTACATCGGTCTGTTTACATGATAGAATACCTGCCTAAACAAAAAGAAGCATTGCGTGTGCTGGGTAACTCACACCCGGCACGTGTAGTGCTTTTTGGTGGCGCAGCAGGTGGATCTAAGTCATTCATCGGTTGCGCATGGCAGATAAGCCGTAGATTTAAATATCCAGGTACACGTGGGTTAATCGGTCGCAGCAAATTAGACACGCTAAAAAAGACCACGTTAAAGACTTTTTTTGAAGTGGCAGGTATGTTAGGGCTTGCACCTAATGAACACTACACGCTAAACAATCAAACTAACATCATTACCTTCAGTAACGGTAGTGAGATTATTCTAAAAGACTTGTTTGCCTATCCATCGGATGCAGAATTCCATGCATTAGGCGGGTTAGAATTAACAGATGCCTACGTAGACGAATCGGCACAGGTAAGCAAACGTGCAATAGACATACTACAGTCACGTATTCGATATAAGCTAAACCAATATGACCTTAAACCAAAGATGCTGCTCACATGCAATCCATCAAAAGGATGGTTGTACAACGAATTCTACGCACCATTTAAGGCGCAAAGCTTACCGCAACATCTTGCGTTCATACAATCATTGCCAAATGACAATCCGCATCTACCCGAATCGTACATTGAAACGCTGCGCATGCTGCCTGAAGTGGACAGAAGGCGTCTACTGGATGGAGATTGGGAGTATGATGAATCCATAGATAACCTTTACCAGTACGATGACCTTGTACGCTGCTTTCGTGATGAAGAAAGCAAAGGTGATAAGTACATCAGCGCAGATATTGCACGTTTAGGAAAGGATAGAACTGTCATATGCGTGTGGCATGGGCTGCATCTAATCGAAATACACGAACTGCGAAAGCAACCAATAACAACTGTAGTCACTACCATACGCCAACTATGCGATAGGCATAGCGTAAGATTAACCAACGTGATCTGTGACGAAGACGGTGTAGGTGGTGGTGTGGTAGATAGCTTAAAGTGCAGGGGCTTTCTTAATGGTGGTAGAGCAAAACAGCCGGATAAATTCATCAATCAAAAGGCTGAATGCTACTTCAAGCTGGCAGAACTGATAGAGCAGAACAAAGTAGTATTTAAAACAGCATCATTCCGGGATGTAATTGTGCAAGAACTGGACATGATCCGCAGGCGAACACCCGAAGCAGATGGAAAGCTTGCAGTAATCAGCAAAGAAGAAATAGCACGTATGCATGGTAAGTCACCTGACTACGCAGATGCCATAATGATGCGCATGTACTTCGAATTATTCCCGAACTACGGCAGCTATTCGTGGGCGTAGCGTACCCTTAAAGGTATAAACGCAGGTAGTTATTTCACTTTTGTACCCTTCATGGTATAAATCGGAATTGAAATTTTAACACTTTTTTACTTGCGTGTGTAAATTTTTACACTACATTTGCCCTATCAATTTAAAAACAACACACATGAAAACAGTATCCAAAATCCTTCGCTACATTTTAGCAGCCATCATTCTTTACGCAGTGCTTAGTTACTGCCAAGAGATAAACGATTGCCTAATGAAATACTAATCAA